GTTAGCGATCCTTTATCTGTATGTGTCCCTGTGGGTCCTTGATCATGTATGTCTTTTTTTTTGAATCTTCTTCGGTTGCCTTTGGTAAGTCTGGTTCTAAATTGACTTCTTCTTTCTCTAACTCTTTTTGTAGTTCAGGAATAATTTTATACTTAGGCTCTGATTGTTTGATAGCTTCAGCTTCTGCCTCTTCTATCATTTTATTCCACTGCTCAACAGGATCAGCTTCCTTTTGTTCTTCTGTTGACTTAGGTGTTATTTCTTCGTAAGTTGGCAAAAACTGAACATCATCTTTCTCATGTTCGAAAGAATCTTTAGGATGTTCTCCACCATCTACAAATGTAGTCGGTGTTGGTGGAACGGGAATAAATGGCTCTTCCTTCTTTGACTCAACATCCTGTATAGGTTCTTCTATATTTTCTTTTTGTCTTCGCATCCAGCCAAAAGTCATTTGTGCGGCAAGCAACATAATAACTGCTAACGGATCGAATACTATAACAATAAGAATGATGACCCATGTAACTGCCTTTTCAAGCATGTTAACATCTTCGCCACCATCACCATAGATAAACTTAGCAATGTATTTTATTGGACCAACTTCTGCTTCCACCTTACGTATTTCAGCGGCGATGGGTGCCCGTTCTTCATTAAGTTTGGCAATAGCTTTCTGTTCGGCTGTAATCTCAGAAAGTAGTCTAGTGCGTTCTTTGGCCTGCCCTCTACGGATCGCAACTGCCTTGTCCGCACCTTTTTCGTCTGTACTTCTACCCATAACCTGGTCCACAGCCTCATCAAGCTGTTTGAGCGCCTTGCGATTAGCATCTATATTTTCCTTTGCTATCTTAATTTTTTCGTCGTAGATGGCAATTTTACTTTGCACATCTCCACTTATTAAGTTTTGATCATTGTGTGCTTTAGATAAGAATCCAAAGATACCCATTGATGTGATTAACATGAGAACTGCTACTGCTGTGATCATGTACCATTTCATGAATCGCGGAGCACGTTCCCAATTAGCTTTCAACCAAGATGCACAAACAAGTTTAGCAACCTCTAGCGTGGTTCCCATAACAATGATAGGAATTACTGCCGCAGAGAAAATAGCCGCCAAACCTACTACGGAGTAGTAAATTGCGACGGCCGAAATTGTTAAACCAGTTAGTAGAAGTAACCAGGCTAATATCATCTATGACCTTATTCTGCGGCGCTAGCTTCGTCTGTTGTAACTACTTCTGTACCGTCAATACGTGTAACAGTTGTATCAGCCCAAATGTCTGCGGCTGTGTCTGGAGCGGCTACAGTGATAGATGTCATAGTATCTGTTCCGGTTGTGCCATTGTAGACACGAACGTTTGCTGTTGTTGCATCACGGAATCCGCGAACGAATTGATCCTTAATTGCTAGGGCAACAGTAGTAACTTCTGTTGATCCATCTACTGCTGTTGTTGAGTTGTTTAAACCTGTACATGCGGCTACAACACCTGCATCGCGTTCGAACTTAACAGTAAACGCAAGGCTGGTTGCTTGGTCATCACCTGTCTTAGTTGAAGCATAGCCTAACTCAATGTCTAGAATTTGGCAATCTGCAAGTCCAGACAAACGGTTAACAACATTGCGGAAACGCATATTTCCTCGAGCACGTTGTTTGCCTTTGGCAAATGTAGTTGGTAGTGCTGTAATTTGATTTTTATCTGTGCCCACGTTGTCGGAACTTACTGGCGAAATTGCGCCGTTATCGTTTCCGTCTGCGGTGGCGTATGTGCCTGTTGAGGCTACCCAAACAACACGGTAGAAGTTTGGGCTTAGTTGGTTTGTATCTTGTACGAATCCTGATGGCATTTTATGCTCCTAAAGTTATCTAATATTTATCGGACTATTTGAAAACAATCAGCGCCAACAGGGCCGCTTGCACAAAAAATCCTAGTCCAATGGTAACAATATTAAGCAAATCTTTTTGGATAGTTGCCTTAATAAAGAACAAGAACAAACCTAGCCAGCTAAAAAGAACTAGGTCTACAGGGGGCATCTTTTCAGTTAAACCTGTAAGAATAGCAACCATAGTAGGAATTGTTGCTAAATGTAGCAACACTACACCAATCCATCCTGCTGTTTCAGCACTGATATGCGGAGCATGTTCTTTGATATTTTTAACCCAAATATCTAGATTGAAAAAGTCCGAGATTCCTTGTTTGATTTTTTCAGCGTTCATTTCTGTCCTCATTTATAAAAAATATGTCGACCAATTTTTGCTACTCGTTCTCGCTTCCATCCTGGGTTTATGTAATCTCCGTGAAAGTACATAGCGTCCTTGACAGACTGTAACCTAAATCCTTCTAGCAGAACTTTCTTAGCTACTTCCATAGATTCGTAGTAAACAGGACCGTTCATTGGCTTCTTTAGAGAAGCACTATCACAGTACCAACTGAATTGGCAAAGGACTTTTTCATAAATTATATTTTTTTGATAAACAACCTGGCAGATGTCACTAGGGAACTGTCCACTTTCTGCACGGTTGATTGTAACTTGTGCAACTGCTACCTTTCCTTCAAATGGTTCGTAGCCTGCTTCATGGTAAATGTTACGAGCTAGACAGTCTAGCTGTTTTTGGCGCATGTCTGCTGTAACTGGGCTCACTGCTGTGCGAGCTGTTTTTAGGGTATCTAGTTTATATGTAACTGCTTTGTACCCCACGAATGTTACTACTGCAATAGCTAATAGAAACACCGCAATTTTGATAATGCGTATCATTTTTCTCTCCTTTACGCTGGATAAGGCGTCGCTAGCGCCGTTATTAACAAATGGCTTCGATACATCTCCTTGTGCGTTAAAAGCCGTACTGCTTGGTAGTACCCCAAACCCTTGAGGTACAATATATAGTTATGCCTAGTAATCATGGATAAAAACATAAGTTTTTTGATTATCTACGCATTTTACTAATTTCTACCGCATCTTCGCTACTAAAAACGGGCACAGCATTGCTCTTATGCATGGTTGCGATACCAACAATACTGTTTCCTGTATATACTTTTTCAGGTGCTTTAGTTGCTGGACCCATATCTGCAGGGTTAAGACTAGGAATTCGTGGACCAGTATCACGAACAAACGGCTTTGGTTGCGACATTGTAGGCGCAGACATTGCTCGTTTTTGTTTTCGGGCGTCAGCTTCGATTCCCCATTTCTTTTGTAGCTCTTTCCAACTTTCGTCCAATTCTCGTGCCTTTCGTGCATGTTCTGCTGAAGCGAATTTCTTTTTGCCTTTCTTTTTGCCCGTAGTCGAATACATAGGCGGTAACAAATGCATAGTCAAAGTTATCTCCAAAAGTTACAATATTTGTATATTATAACAAAACTTTTGGGAAATGTCAAACTCTAAATGATTCGCCGCAGCCACAGCGATCTCGTTCATTTGGATTGATGAATTCGAATCCTTCGTTGAGTCCGTTGCGAACCCAATCGATTGTAAGCCCATCCATGTACACTAGTGACTTAGCATCAACCAAAACTACAAAGTCTGGTTGTGCAAAGTTAGTCACTCCAGTTTCAGGCTCGTACTGGTCAACGTATTCTAGGGTGTAAGCAAGACCACTGCATCCTGTAGTCTTGACTCCAATCCTAATACCTACACCTTTACCTCTGCGTTCAAGCAACTGTTTTATTTTTTTACGTGCTATGTCGCTTACGGTAATCATCTATAGCCGCCTTAATAGCATCTTCTGCTAGAATGGAGCAATGTATCTTTACTGGCGGTAGCGCAAGTTCTTCAGCGATTTGGCTATTCTTGATAGAACCCGCTTCGTCCAGTGTCTTTCCTTTGACCCATTCTGTAACGAGTGAACTAGAAGCGATTGCGGAACCACACCCGTATGTCTTGAAACGAGCATCTCTAATAATACCATCTTCAACCTTTATCTGTAATTTCATTACGTCACCACACGCAGGTGCTCCAACCATGCCTGTTCCTACAGTAGGATCATTTTTGTCAAAGCTGCCTACGTTGCGGGGGTTCTCGTAATGATCTATAACCTGGTTGCTATACGCCATACCAAACTCCTAGTAGTTTTGGTATTTATTACTTTCCAGATGCTTCTTTACGGGCGTTCTTAACTGCTGTAACGTCGTTACGTACTTCTTTGCAAAGTTTAGCCAATTCTTGTAAGTGCTTACGAACACGGGTGCCGGCTGCGCCAACTTCCTTGTCATAAAACTTTTCAAAGTCGCCTTCCATTGCCTCGATGATTGCTTGAAAATCTTGAAATCTGTTTTGTGCCATAATTATTCCTCCTAGTCTATTAATTATGTAGACTACGGTAGTGTAGTTTTATTTGTGATTAAAGTCAAATTAATTGGCAAAAACGTTAGCACTTGCACCTGTGATTTGAGCACCACAAGCATAAGTATCATTTAATCTGCCAACACCCTTACCGTTTACAAAAACGTTAGGGCTACAACTTGAAAGACCCGGAGCATGTGTACTACATGCCGAGCCATTATTGTGAGAAGCAACGGCATCTTCTTGTCTTACAACTCCAATGCCGTTTACAAAAACATTGTCAGAACCGCCAGCCGTAGCAACAGTTGTAGGAGCCGCGTTGCATCTATTGCCGCCTACTGCTCCGTGAACTGTATTCACAGGATCTGTTCCTGATTTTCTTGCTATTCCTGGCATAAAAATATTTATACTAGCTTGATGCCTGATGTTTGCTCAGTAAATTGTTTAGCAAATTCAACATCGGTGCCTTCTGCCATTGTTACAGTTGTTTTGGCAAGTTTAACTTCCTTGTCCGGATTAACTGTAAACAAATATGGCATTAGAGCTGGCCCTTTTGGACTCATACCAATAACCATTGGGTTTTTTAACTTGTAGTAAGAAACTGCATCTTCTACTAATTTGGCTACAAGTTCTTCTCCGCTGGTAAGTTTAAGTGTGATTACTTCGCCAGCTGTTACGCCTTTATCAATTAACATGTGTTACCTCTTCAAAATGTTTTTTAAGTTCTGTAAAACCGCCTATTAATTTATCGTCTAAAAAGATTTGTGGAACAGTTCTGGCTGTTGGTACTGCTTCTAATAAATCTTCTTTTGAGTAACCATCTCCAATTTTCTTTTCTTCGAACTCAATACCTTTTTGTTTTAATAGTGCCTTTGCTTGGTCGCAATATGGGCAGTGGTACTTACTCCAAACTGTTGCTTTCATTTTATTTCCTTATAGTCTTGGTAATACGTCATAGTCAATTGCATCAGACATGACGCCGATAACGTAATTTGTTGATTCGTTTTCTTGTAGTGCAGTTTGCTTCTTGCTTGTGTCACTATGCTTATTGAACCAAGGAATTGGTGTGCTCTTAGGAGCAGGATTCCAATACTTGATTCCTATGTCTTTTAGTGCGCCAACTGCTGTGTAGTCAACAAAGTCTTTAAGAATGTTTGCGTTGAGGCCAATAACAGGTCCTTTCATGAACAAATAGTCTGCCCATGCTTTTTCTTCTGCAATAACATCTCGATAGATTTGTAGTACTTCTTCCTGGCATTCTTGCGCTACTTTTGCAAAGCGACTATCTTCCTTAACAACTTGGTTAATTAAGAAAGCTGTCCAACCTTTATGTAGCAACTCGTCTTGCAGAATAAGACTAATAATGTTTCCGTTGCCAATAAAGATCTTGTTCTCTACCATTGCTAGACTTGTAGCAAAACTAACCATAAAGCGGAACGCTTCTAATGCATAACTGGCGTGTAATGCTAGATAGATTGCACGAATGTGTTCATGTTCAGGAACATACCCTACTTCATCATTGCTTATTTCTTTAATGCAATTTAGTTTATGCAAGTCATCGTAATACTTGCCTACACTTGATGCCATGTCCACAATCTCTTTAGTATCGTGGATAGTATTGAATACTTCTTTAGGCACATTGTAGATGTTGCGAATGATGTGACTGTAACTGCGACTATGAATATTAGTTTCAAAGAATGTCCAGTTGTAGACTAATGCTTCTAATTCTGGCAGACTTACGACCGGAGTAAAGATTTGACTTGGGCCGCGGCCTTGCAGACTGTCAAGAGCAGTTTGCCTAAGCAGGTTACTAGTGAAGATATGTTTAACTGCATCCGATGCATCCTTAAAGTCTTGTGCATCTTTTGTTAGACTGATTTCTTCTGGGACCCAGAAGAATCCTCTAGCAGTCTTTTCAAAGTCTGCAACTTTATTGTATTTTACTTCTTCAAATCGTTGGATAGTAACTGGTCCAGCCGGATCGAGAAACATCTTTCGATGAAGGTAATCTGTCTTTGTGTTTAAATTATACTGTTGTTTACTCATTTATTTTTCCTGATGCCAAAACTATTTTACAAATATGTTCTAGCCTTTCAATATGTTCATAAGCACGCCACGGGCTAGTGTCGATAGCAACAACCCCATGTCCTTTGATCCCGACAATGTCGTAAGCAATATTGCCGTAATCATCTAATTGTAACTTCTCAAAGCATTGATCGGCAAGCTCTTGGCTTATCGGCGGAACATCACCAACATTTGGGGCAACTTTAGTATAACGACTAAGTTCTGGAAAACTATCAACAACTGTGCTTAAATCTATTCCGGCATGCATAGCCGCAACACAATATGTTGGATGCACATGGACAACAACACGAACATCGTTGCTATGTTGCCCCATAGCACGTTGTAAGCCAAAATGTAAAGGTATCTCTCCGCTCGGCTTTAATTTGGCACTTATGTCTGTATAAAACTCTTCCTGCCAAAGTAGTCCGTGAATACTAATTTTTTTGAACTGATCAGGTTGTAAAGTTTGCTTACGCACACCACTTGGCGTAATATAAAAATGATCTCTATCATGGTGACGAATGCTTACATTGCCATCTCGGCTAGTAATCCAATTACGTTTGTAAGCATCGTTAAGTACTTCGCAAATTGTTTCTAACATTATAACTTACAAGCCTCGCAATCATCATCTAATAATTCTACTTCTACTTGATGGCCGTTGAAGCCATTTACATAGTGCCCATTAGTTTCTGCTGGAACATCCGCCGGTGCTTTTGCACCTTGTTTATTAATTAAACTGTAGTAGAATGTTTTCAGTCCCCAAATTTGTGCCTGCATCAAATTCTTAGCAATTAATGTTGTTGGAACTTTACGTTCTGGGAAGTGAGCTGGATTGTAGAATGTATTTGTTGAAATACTCTGGTCAACATAAGCTGCCAACACTGCCGCAGTTTTGATGTAGCCATCGCAGTCTTTCTGTTCCCACATTAGCTGATATTTGTTCTTTAGTTTTTGATACTCAGGTACAACTTGTGTAAAAGATCCTGCCTTTGATTCTTTTGTACTGATAAGACTCATAGGCATTTCAATACCATTAGTGCTGTTTATAACGACACTACTGCTTTCAACAGGCGCAATGGCCATTAATGTTGCATTGCGAACTCCATATTGTTTCATATTTGTACGGAGTGTTTCCCAGTCAAGTTCAGGTGTAAAGTCGGCAAGTTCGTTGACGCCTTTAGCTCGTAGTTCCCAAGGAAAGGTTCCCTGGCCGTAGCGTGTCTTGCTACTATGTAGACACGCACCGCGTTCTTTTGCCAACTCAACTGTTGCTTCGGTTAAGTAGTAGGCTTGATGTTCCATCCAGCTCTTAACTTCTTGTAGTGCATCTTTCTCGCCATATTTCATACCACGCTTGGCGTGCCAGTATGCTAAGTTAGTGACACCAATACCTAATGGCTGGATTTCATCGTTAGATAGTTTAGACTGGATGCTTAAGAAATCTTGGTAATCAAGTATATTGCACAGGCTTCGCTGAAGAATACGGCAAGCACGGCGCATGTCTTCTGGATTACGGAATGCTCCCCAGTTGATTGATCCGAGCGTACAAAGAGCGATGCGGCCAGCATCATCATCCAGACGCTTAAAGGGTTTAGTAGGAAGAAGTATTTCACAGCAAAGGTTACTTTGATAAATGGTATGGTACTCTGGATCGAATGGTCCTTGGTTCATTACGTTGTCGATGAACACAAGATAGATACGACCTGTGTCAGTACGTTCTTTCAATATACCGCTCTTGAAAACTTCTTCTGCGGACATTGTCTTTTTGCGTAGGCCGCTTTGTTTTTCATACTTTACATACAGTTGTTCAAACTTTTCTGTGTTACTGTAAAATGCTTCGTACAAGTCTGGTACTTCGTTAGGATCAAAGAAAGTAATGTTCTCTTTATTTTTAAAGCGGCGCCAAAAGAATGCTGATAGTACCACTCCGTAGTCCATATGACGGACACGGGTTTCTTCTGTACCTTGGTTATTCTTAAGTACGATTAGGTCGTCGAACTGATGATGCCAAATAGGATAAAAGACTGTTGCACTTGCATTGCGAATGCCGCCTTGTGAACAAGAACGTAAGTCGCCAAACCATTTCTTTAAGAATGGAATCATGCCTGTGTGCATAATTTCGCCTCCACGGATAGGACTTCCTAGTGGGCGCAACCTTCCAATTTCTAAACCAATGCCTGCACGTTTGCTGGCATATTTGGCCATCATTTCGCCGGAGGCAAAAATGGAGTCCAAATCGTCATCGCTTCTAATGAGTACGCATGAACTAAACTGCTTGGTTGGTGTACCAAGACCGGCAAGAACAGGAGTAGCAAGAGTAAAAAGGCCATCGCTTGCCGCATTGTAATATTCCTTAATGTAACGCATACGAGCTGTGTTCGGCTCTTCTTTATGAAATACAGTTGCCGCGGCAATCATGTATCTAATCTGCGGAGTTTCGTAAATTTCTTTTGTAGCACGATTACGCACTAGGTACTTTTCAATCAGCTGTTCAATAGCCGCGTAACTGTACTGCTCGTCCTTTTCATGATCAAGCATGTCGTTCATTTTGTTCCAGTCGTCTTCTGTGTACCATTCAAGAAGCTCTGGTGTGTACAAGCCAACTCCAATGTTCTTCTTTACGATTTCGTAAATATGCGGAACTTCGTATTCGCCGTATACATCTTTTCGTAGCATACTCACTCGTTGCTTACCAGCAACATATTGATAGTTAGTATGGCCGACGTCGGGATTGTGCTCAACATCAATTAAGTCAACAATCGCTCGTAATGTTATTTCATCAATTTCTTTTGTAGTAATGCCATCGTAGAAGTGAGGTTGGCTTTTAATTTCTATCATTGATTGACTAACATCAGCAATTCCTGCACATACCTTTGCTACTTGTGCTTGCCACTTTTCAACTGCTAGTGGCTCTCTGTCTCCTGATCTTTTAATTACCGTAATTTTAGTCATTGGTTCTGCTCTTCGTGGGTGTTATAGGCAGTATTTAGTGATCGATTTCTCATCTCAAAAAGTTATTGAAAGTCTTAGTTATAGACGCCAGCAGGCGCCATTTTTTTTAAATGTTATGAATGTTCTAGACAATATCATAGATACGATATAAATTATATGCGTATTTTATGATATTGTCTATTGAATTGAATTAGAAAACGGCTTTGTATGAGTAAACAAAAGTGCCAATGTCGCCACTTAATGTGTTCGAATACTTAATGGCAATGGATCCAGGAGTTTCTCCTGTGGTCCAAAGACCGCCTAGTTCGTCTAGGAACGCCGCTGAGAAATCTAGTAACAATGAATTAGTCGTTCCATTGTTACCAGCATAGTCAAACTCATCGCTTAGTTGGATTCGTTTTTGTTCTATGTTTGCAACTAGAGTTATCTTACCTCTTCTGCTGAATTGATTAGTTGAGCTGGTGTAGAAGTAATCAATTTCATAATTGATAGTACCACTAGGTGAACCAAACTCATTTGTTGGGCAAGGTAATCTAAATAAGAATTGTTCAAGTTGTTGGGTAATAGGTTCGCTAGAAGTTAAAGTTCCATAAGAGTAATGAACTCCGTGCCCGGCAACTTCAGGAACATACTTTACTTGCAGATACTGTTCGGTTGATAGAGCGTCTGTCCTATCTGTGTAATTATTTTCTGATGTATTTCCAAAATTGTAAAAATAAATTATTGGATACACAGTGCCAAGTATACCAGCCCCGTCAGAGCCAACGTTTGTAAAACGACAGTCTTTAACTGTGTTACCAGTTCCTAAGTCAACAAACACACCATGTTGTTTTACATTAATGAATTTACAGTTAACAATTTGTGTTTGTCTCGGTCCAAACTCTTGTCCGATAGAAACACCGTCTGCATCTTTGCCTAGTAGGAAACCTTTCTCGGCATCATTTACTAAACAGTTTTCAAATATGTTATTTAGAATATCTTGTTTGGCATAGACAGCGGTAGTAAATCCATACATCTTAATGTTACTAAACAAGTTGTCTTCACAAGTGACTAGAGAACTAACTGACTGGAATAGCATAGCCATACAGTTGTTGCTTTGTGTAACTGGAACAGTCCAGTTACCTTTTAATGTAATGTTTTCAAACACACTATCTCTTACAGCATCTAGCTGTAAGCAAATATTTGATCCGGAAAGACTTTCAACAGTTATTCCAGATAAACTTATTCTTCTAGGTTGAGTAATGCCTTGAGTATTTCCAATTGTACTTGGATTACCGATAGTAGATGTATCGTTAATAAATTGTATTGCAGGCTTGTTTAATGTAAATGTAAATGTTCCAGTAGCAGTTCCTGTTGCTCTCTGGCTCAATGTAACACTTACTCCGGATACCACAGACTCGACATAGGTATTGTTTGGAATATTTGCACCAGTCACTGTTGCTCCAATTAGAATTGTATGAGCCGCTGTAGTGTTTAGTGTAAAGCTATTGTTTGTAGTACTTCCTGTAATTGTTCTAACAGAGTTATATTGAATAATAGTTTTTTCTTCGCCAGCACCTTTTATTGTTGCATAGCTTGGAATGTATAAAGGTCTGCTAGTTACATAAACTCCGCCAGGAATCTCTAACACTATTCGTCTGCTTGCACCAGATGCCGAATCAGCACTGGCTTTTCCTGCTGAGTTTAAGAACAGTTGATCAATAGCACGTTGTAGAGCATCGGTATCGTCAGTTACACCGTCTCCAACAACTCCGAACTCTCGTGTGGTAATAAAGTCATCTAAGCGTAACTGTAAGCTACGACTGATTGGGCTGTTAACTGTAGGACCTGTGCTTACCGTAGTGTCATTAGTTTTATAAACATATTGTAGTAAAGCTAATAGGTTACCTTGTGCGCTCAAGTCGTTCTGTGTAAGAATCTTAGTGTTTCCTACAGCTGGCGCACCTTCTGCAACAGAACCGTTACCAATGTATAACTGTTGTGTATCTATTGCCCATGCTAATTCTCCGCTGGCTAACTGTGGCAACCCTGTGCCAGTGTTTTCTTGCCCACGGCGTATTTGTATTCTTGAAATCTGTACGACAGCCATGAAAATATCCTCTATATAGGATATTTATCAGTTGCTACGATAGTACTCTTCTACCCTGTCCCACCAGCGTTTTTCCCAGTAATCGAAGTCTGTTGGGTTTAGTATAAACTCTTGATATTTGGGTTCTTCTGTCATAATTAACTGCTCATTTAACTTAGGGCTGACACACATTAAAACTACACCCTTACGTATCTTTGTGCCGTGTATCTCGTTATGCGCTAATGCATAAGCAGTTAATTGTAGATAGTAATCCTCAATCCATTCTTCTTTTTTAGGCTTGTTAGTTTGCTTGTAATCTAGTATTGACTCTTCGTTTAAGTGTAAACCACATCCGTCGCTGGTGCCTGCATATAATCCAGGGAAGTATAACGGAACTTCCACACCCCATACTTCGTTTACATTTTTAAGTCCTTCGCTAATAACATGTTTTGCCATAGCATGACTTTGCTTACTGTATGGATTAGACCCTGGATCGTTAAGTACGCCATAGGTAATATAATCTTCTAGGTACTTGTGCATCCTAGTACCACGTCCGGCGGCTTCGGTAACAATCTGTTGTGCTTTAGCTTCACCAACAGACTTTTTCCAACGCATCAAAGCTTCAATCTTTTCTTTAGGCTTTGTTTTGTCTAATATAGTAGTTACAGAAGGAACTTTAGAACCGTCAGGTGTAGCGTAGAGTCTTTTACCTTCTACGCTTTCACGATTAATGGGTGAGTAATTGAATTTTTTGGTTAAGAGAGTCATATCAAGTAAGTTTATACTTACTTATTGAGTATGTCAAGCCTTCATTGCTCGTTTGGTGGCAGCAGATGCCGCACGGTCCATCATACCCGACTTCTCGCCTTGCGGTACTTTTGGTTCTTCTTTATCAGTCGAGACAACTAGTCCGCGACCATCAAAGCGACGAACAAGTTTCTTGATAATTGGATCTGTTTCCCAGCGTTTTGCAAATCTGTCGTAATCGATATCAGGTGCACCATATTGTTGACCGAGATGGTTAATTGCATCCCATGTCATCGGTGCTTCTGATCTTTGATTGTTTGCTGTGGATTGAAGAGCCCTTAGTGTAAGAACTAAGGGATCTATCGTTTCATTTACTTTTTTTTTGATTGTGCTAGTAATTGGCCTAGTCTGCGACTATAGTCGACACTCTCACGCTTCATGCGTTCTGCTTCTGGAGCTGGAGGTGTTGTTTCCTCTGGTGCGCCCATTTCTTCTTCGCCTGGCATACCCATTGCAGGTGCGCCCATGTCGCCGCCCATTGATGGAGTTGATCCCATTGTTGGTGCTTCACCACCTGAAACAATTGATAATGCGCCTGACAAGCCTTGACGACTGTTTTCTAATGCTGAGTAAATTGCTTCTAATGCTGGTTTAACTGCATCTTGATATTGTTGAGCAACATCGCTGCCCATTGTTTCTCTTATAGAGTCTAATAATTCTAAAAGCTGTTCAGCTTTCATGGCTGCTGTATCTTCTAACCAGCCAGTGATACGGTCTACCATGTCTTTAGTGGCCATGATAACTTTAGCTTTGTCTTCTTCGCCTTCCAATAGAATCCATCCTGAAACAGATTCGTTTAAGTCATAACGTAGTTGTAGTTCAGCCTTTAATTCATCACGGTCTGATTCTCCAGACTCAACTCTGCGAATAGCTTCGTTGACCCATGCTGTAGGAACTTTGTATGATTTTGCACGTTTACGGAATGTGCTGTTTACATAATCTTCATCTAACTGTTTTGTTTCTTTCACTGGTTCTTCCTTGCCTTCTTCGTCTTCACATACACAAGGAGCCTTGTGACAGTCAGAGCATTTGCCTTCGTCTCTTTCCATAATTTCCTGATTGATACAATCAAGGAATAAACGTGTTTTTTGATATTCTGGGTTTTCGTTTAGGCCGTCATAGCTTTCGTTTACTTCAAGCTGGCTAATCTTTGTACGAAGTTTATTACGTGCATCTTCTAGTTGCATGTCTGTAAACTGCTCAAGATTAATCTTGAAGCCAAACTTCTTTGCTAGGCTTTCATTTAGGGCCTTGGCTGTTACAGGTTGTGAAAATTCTCTGATTTGCATGGTATTCTATCCTAAGCATTTATTGTATATATTTATACAAAACTCCATTTAAACATTCTTGAAATCTCGTCCCTAAAGTGCTTGGACAAGTCTCTGCTTTGCTCAAGCCTCGTTAGTAAAATACAATATCTCTCAAAATCTTTAACGGTTTTTATATTACGTTCAAAAATTAGTGTATCGCTATAGTTGGCCCAGTACTTGTTATCTAATGTCTTTATCCTGCGATACTTAACAATATCAACTCTGTCATAGGCTTTTGCAGCCATTAAGGCACAACTTTTTAGAAAAAACTGATCTATAAGCTCTCGGGTGTTTAGATGATAAACTACCCAGTTACCCATTTTATTTTGTTTGATGTAGTAGTTTTTAAAAACTATACTACCATCCTGCCTAACAGTCACTGGAAGAGTTTTGTTTAAGTCTTCTTCAAACTGTTCTGCTAATTTTTTAATTGTTTTTGGCTTTGTAAATTTTTTCATTTGCAACTACACTAGGATCGTTGTGTCCTATCTTAGTTACCAAACTTTTACGGATCATAGCCTGAATCCTGAATTGATC